TGCAATGGTTTAAGCGCGCTTCGCTTGCCACAAACTCAATTTGCGCTGCAAAGATAAATAGATTCTCTGCATGCTGATCAAACCCCGTATTCCTGGCAATACCCATCACATCGCCAATCGTTAAGTCTTTCATTTCAACGCACCCTTAATATGTTCAGGCACCTTTGGCAATGGAGCCCATGCTATCGCCCATTCCGCCCATGTTCCGATTACGCAAACGCCGCCCGAGTTAAGTAAAAGCATCTTTACCCCTAGCGGCGGTGTCTCATCGTCTGGTGTTCGCCAGACAGCGTTGCCGGCTAAATAATCTTTCATATCCTTGCTCGTATGTCATCGCGGATTTCTTTCAAAGCGTTATATGTCCATTCCCGAGCTAGCTCACCGGCCACACTATTACCGCCCGAAATGCGGTATTCCTCAATGATTTGTACACACGCCTCACGTTCAGCAGCGGCAACAAGGGCGGCAAAGCGTTCAATGTCTTCAAGGTTGCAGGTAAAGTCATCGCTCATGTCGTGAGGATCAAACCCAGCCTCCCTCGCCATACGAATAATGTCCTCCTTATTCATCACGCTGCCCTTATCCCAAACGGGTTATGCCACAGCACTTTCTCCTTAGGCTTGCGCGGCTTAAAGGTCTTGTATTCCTCTTTCACTTCAAAGTAATTCACAAAGGTTTTCTTCCATGGAACATCAATATCTTTGATCCCCTTGGTCTTCACAACAAGATCATCTGCCGCCAATTCGGACATGAGTTGATCAACCCTTTTCGTTGTTATATCGAACTTCTCAGCCAAATGCCAAGCGTTGACAGGGTTCTTTAACCCTTTCAGGTAATCAAAGATCATCTTCTTTCTTGTTTCCTTAAACATCTTTGCGTGACTCGCCATTTCTTTTCTCCTGTTAAACAACTGCCCTCAAGTTCCTCTTAATTGGCTTACCCCATTGGGAGTTGTAAGCCTTCCCGTACAACGCGGTTCCTGCTTCGCTAGCAAAGGTCAACGCCAAAGCGTCGGCCATATCGGGTGAACCCATGCCGCGCTTGCGCATCTCATCTTTGCTTTCAAGTTTCATCTTGCCGCTGGAATTAAACGAGTAACGCGGTGCAACAAGTTCCGCCAAAAGCGACTCATCTTTAGGCACTTTGCAGTCGCGCTTTTCAAGCCACGCTTTCATGCGGCCCCATAGCTCGGCCCGCAAATTAATGTAAGTGTTACCCAAAGCAGGTGACTCTGAAACATTCACACCACGCGCTGGCATATTCAACTCACGCAACCGATCAACAACACCAGCGCCTAACCCTATCGAGTCAACCAGTATCTCAACAGGCCTATCCTCAAGACGCGTCACTTCGTACTCGCTCACAACGGCACCCGTTGTTTGCATCAGATCCAGGTTCCTCCACTTCCTGATCTCCGTCACCGTGTTCCCTTTCCTTTTAGCAAGTGCCGTGGAATCAGTACCAAACCTTGCTACATCCAAACCCCAGATCACGGGTGACTCTGTAGGGGCAACGTCACGGTGAAACGCGCTATCAACAAGTTCAACGCCAATCAACGTATCGTCATCGGTTGTAGGAAACTCACCCAACACACGCACACGAAACGCGTTGGATTCCTCGCCATAGCGCGATGCCATGTCCTGGATATATTCCTTGCTCACGCGCCTTGAGTCATAGCAAGACACGCGACGTGTCCACCATTCATCCTTCAAACGGTTGTGCGTCTCAAAGAAAAACCCGCTTGACTTCGTTGGATTCCCGAGCAGAATCGTGACAGCGTTATGCCCTGACATGGATCCCGCGGCAGCCTCAAACACGGCCTCTGGAATCCCTGACGCTTCATCCGCCACAAGCATCACGTTATCCGAATGCACACCCTGTAAGGCTTCAGGTTGCTCGGCACGCGATGTGCGAGCCGATATAAACGACTCTTGCGGCGCGGCACGCATTTCAATGCGGTCCGTTTTCATCTCTAACCGATCACCCCAAGCGTTTGGCAACTCCTTCACCCATCGCTTGAGTTCAGCAAACAGTGCGTCGTACAACTGGCTCGATGTTGGCGCGGTCACAACAATCTTGGCAGGACCGCGCGTCAATATGTACCAGATCATCGCCCAGGACGCGGCTGTCGACTTACCCACACCGTGGCCGGATCGCACGCTGATCTTTCGCTCGCCACGCGATATAGCCTGCAAAAACTCTTCTTGCCACGGATCTGGCGATACACCAAGCACCTCGCGTACAAACAACGGCGCGTTAGGGCGGTAACGAAGCACTAGCTCGAGGTAACGCTTATAAATCTCATTATTAGCCGACATGATTCACCACCGCGCGATGCACTAACGTATGCGTCACATTCATACCAAACTGATCCTTAACCATTGAAGCGATTTTTCGGTAACTTTTACGCTCGCTGGCTTTTTCCGCCATAAACATCAAAATCGGATGCGTCACTTCATCAGGAACAAGTTTTGCCGTCTTACCGTCACCCTCTTTACGAAACCCAAACGGAATATGCCCGCCAACCCAACCTCCAGCCTGCGCCTTACTCTTGCGACCGTCAGCCATACGCTCGGCAATGCGTCGGCGCTCGAGCCTAGCAACTGCCGCCATAAGCGTAAAGAAAAACTCAGACCAGCTCGAGCCATTGTTAACCGGGTCCGTTCCTAACGCCAACACAATCATCTTGACGCCTTGAGCCTTCCACGCCTCAGCCATGGTTAACGCATCAACCGTGTCGCGGAACGCGCGATCCAACTGCGTCATTACCACCACGTCACCAGGTTGCAAAGCCTCCACCAACTGCGATCCAGCGTCACGCTTGGCGAGTTGCACGGAACCGCTTACGCCTTCATCCGTATATACCTGCGCTACATCCTCGCCGCGGATAAGTGCCAATCCCTGTATTTTCCTTACCTGCTCGGCAAGTGACGTGTTATCCACCTGCTCCTGTGTGCTTACCCTCGCATACCCATAAATTGCCATTGCGTTCCCCTCTGTTTGCTTACTTGTTGCAAGCGTAACAGCGTTTTGTTTACTTGTGAAAATTTTTTTGGGGTCCGTTTGTCGGGGCGACAGGCGGCGGGTGCGGGGGCAAACGGTAAGTTGGTGCACACAACTGCCAGGTATGCGAAGCATAAGTTGGCGGGTGTGGGGCACCGCGGCAAAGCCGCCCCGCCCAAATCGCGCCAGGGGGGGGCAAAACGATTATCAAATGCGGATGATTCGCGACCCCGAGTCAATCGAGGATGTGAATGACTCTCAACATACCGTCGAAACCGCACCAAACGGGCTAGATTGTCAGCTTTTGCGCTATTTGGCGACAATTGTCGCGCATGGTAAAGCGAGCGCGACGCGGTCAATCATGTTGCGGCGCATCAATTGTCAGTGCATCGGCATGCTTAATCGCGTGCCATGCTTGCGAGTCGATGTTAATCGCCACGACTGGCGCGCGATTCTCCGCCCAAACCTTAGGATCGAGCTTAGACGCAAACCATTTGCGCGTATCAACGCGTAACCGCGGATCGTCCTTCGCCTCGTCGGCGATTGTCAGCGCCTCCTCCGCCAGCGCCGAGGCGCGCTCCTCGCGTGCGCGTGCGTACTGAGCGCTGCGCTCCGGAGCGAGGAGCCATCTATTTAAATGAGCCTGTTTGACATCTAAGCTTTCAGCGATTGCGCGCACGCTTTCACCAGAGCTTATTCGCTCGAGAATCTCCTCCTCGCCAATTTTCTCAATAACAGCAAGCGCTGCGCGCTTTTGTGGTTGCCCCGCCATGCAAAACCCCTAAATGGTTGAAATTGTCCGACAAACGGTCAATTGGTCAAATGATTAGCATGATATCGTTTCGCTTGTCGCAATCAATCAAAACGGAGCCAATATCATGCGCAAACCAAACGGGATTATTTTTTACCGCGGATTCTCACCAATCGATCAATCGCCTATTGTAGGGATTGCAGTTTTTGAATCCAGCAATATCAAAACCGGCAATATGATCCAAACCTATATCATCCGATCGGATATCAATCCAATTGCAGCCGTCAATTCTGGCGATGATAAAAGCATTTGCGGCGATTGTGTACACCGTGGCAGCGAAAATCGCAAACGTACGTGTTACGTTGATTATTCTAAAAGTGTTAACGCGGTTTTTAAAGCTTTCGAGCGCGGATCTTATCCGGATTTTTCTGGCAATATAAAGCTTGCAGCAAAATGGTTTAATGGTCGAAAGGTTCGTCTCGGCGCTTATGGAGATCCCGCCATGATTCCCGCGGAAAATTGGCTCGATTTACTTGAGCTTGCCAGCGACTGGACCGGATACACACACCAATGGCGCCAAGCTTTCGCAATGGCGCATCGTGAAATCGTCATGGCAAGCGCCGATAGTGTTAGCGATCGCGATTTGGCGCGTTCTATGGGCTGGCGCACTTTTCGCGTCATCCCGATCGGATCAGCGCTTAAGCTTCAAAACGAAGCAATTTGTCCAGCCAGCCCTGAAGGTGGCGATAAAAAACAATGCGTTACTTGCGGAGCATGCGACGGCGCTTTAAAACCAAGCGCTGCATCAATCGCCATCGTTGTCCACGGAAAATCAGCTAAACAATTTGCGGAGGTTTAAACCATGAGGCAAGCTTTTATCGATTGGACAATCGCCGTTATTTTTGGCGTTGCATTCGCGTGCGCAGTTTTCTTTAACCTTTAATGCCAGCATGCCAATGAAAACTTAATCCAAGCCCTTAGGGGCTTTTTTTTCGCGCCCTCGCTCCGCGTGAGGCGCCGTTTTTGCTTTTCCGCGCGCCCTTGCTCCGCAAACGGCGCCGATACGCATGGATAGCGCTTGCATTGAACATTGAAAGGAAAGCCCATAAAACCGCCCACAATCGATTTTCTCGAAAGCATATAGGGTGATAGCCATGCCCATAAAAAATCGCCTAAAAAGGCCCTTTCAGCGCGCCCTGGCTTCGCCAATGCGCACCGATCACCCTTTCGCTTTCGCTTTGCGCATTTCACGCGCCCTGGCTTCGCCAATGCGCTCGAGAATCGCTCGCATTGCAGACCCGTACTCAATCCCGAGTCGCTCGCCATCGTGAATCGTTCTCATTGGACCGTCACCGGATTTCTCGTTACGTTTGACACACCCACATGCCCCTGTAGCCAAAAACATGCAAAAACCGGGAAATGGAAACGAAACGTTTCAACGTTTTTTCTTTGACTGACTTTCCATCACCGCCAACGCGTCCTTGCTCAACGCATAAGCCTGATCACTGTTCCCGCTGTAAACCGGCCCAATATCCTCTGGTGCCATCACGGACAACACTTCAGCGCCAGGCATAGCGCGCTTGATATTAACGGCTTGCGTGAAAAACTCCTGCTGCAAGATCACTGCAATCTCCTCCATCGTCCAACAGTCACACGCTGGCCTCATCTCGCCATACGCGTAAGCCGACGCCGGATTCTCGCAAACCGCAAACACGCTTCCATCCTCACGCTGACCCTCAAGCACGTTCACGCTCAACACTTTCCCGCCAAGCGATTCCGCTTCTTTCTCTAACGCATCATAAGCACGCTTCATACCGGCACAAGCCGAGCGATACGCTTCCACGTCCCTCGCCTTATACGCATCCCTGCAACGCATCAGTTGCCGCCAAAACCGTAAACGTGTTTCCTCGCTCACAAGTTCCGCCAAACGATCCAACCCCCAACGCTGATCCGCTTCCCGTTTCCTCGCCATAACGCCAACGGCTGCCGCGTTCATCGCCAACACAATCGCATCATCCACTTCAAACGGATTCTTCAAACGATCTTCAGGGTTACCGCCATGAAGATAAGTTTTTATCTTTCCCTTGTTCCTGTTGCCCGCCATAACATCAATCCTTTCTGTTCTCTGTTCACACTTCCTGCTTACGCTTTCCTGTTAGCCGCCATAAGGATCAAATCAAAACCAACGTCCGAAACATTGAAGCGTCCGAATGTGTGTCTTTCAGACACACACACATTTCGGACGCGTTCGCTTTTTGTTCGTGAACCATTACGGACAATTCAGGACGCGTTTTCGGACGTTTCAGGACGTTTTTCATGATTTCGGACACGCATGTTTCGGACGCTCAAAATGTATTTCGGACGTTTCGGACGCTAAAACGCTTCATCGTCCGTTGGTTTTATCCACACAACATCATTCCTGATGGCGGAAAACCCTAATTCGGACAGCTTATCCCTCACCTCTTTCCAACGTTTCCGCTTATCGCTTTCCTCAACATCGCTCCCCAATCTGGCGTAAAACTCATCACGCCAGGCATCAATACTGACCACGCGATGGCGTTCACCCTGAATAATCTGATGCTCACCATTGCGCTTAATGACATACCGCAACGCTTCCCGTGCTAACGATTGATGCTTTCCTCGTCCCGTCTTTGCACCTGATCCTGATGGCGGCTTAAACGAAACACTATCAGGCACATCGCCTTGGTATGGCGTTACCACGAGCGTTGCTGCCTCGTGTTGCTCAAACCCTAATGGCGAATCACCTTCACCTTTTGGCGGCTCCAGCTGCACGCTATCAAGTGAAAAGTGAATCTCAATACCGTCCTTACCATCCTTTTGCTTGGTAATCCGCAACGTCCCTGATTGCGCTTCCTGATGGCGGGTAATCTCAATCTGTGTATCCACGGCACCTAGAAAACTTGAGTGCCCTCGTAATCCAAGTGACGCGTCCTTACCTGAGTGATGCACCACAAGCAAGGCGGCTTCCGTTGCCGCTTGGAGTCGTCCGCATTGCGCAATAAACGCACCCATGTCCTCTGACGCGTTCTCGTTACCTCCGCCAAATGCTCTGGCTAACGTGTCAATGATGATCAGCTTCGGTTTCTCAATCTCACTTTCGGCTATGGCGATAAGCAGATCCGTGAAATCCGATTCAGATCCTCGCAAGTTCACCTGCGACCTGATAACGCCAACAGGTATGTCCGTTAGCTCATACTGCTTTCTAAGTCCTGCAATACGCGTCCCAATACCTCCATGCCCCTCCCCAGCCACATACAGCACGCCGCCTTCGCCATGGACTTCGTGGCCTAGCCACGTCTGTCCACTGGCGACCATGGCGGCCATGTGGAGGGCTATGAACGATTTGAAGGTGCCTGGTGGCCCGTAAAGCGCCATGAATCCACGTTGCGGTATCACACGATCAATGAGCCACTTAACGGGCTCGTCCTTCGCGTCACGCCACATCTCAACCTTGAAACGTCTCGGCACATGATCATCAAACGGTTCCGATTCCGGCGTTACTGATTCAGGTTCCTTCTCGGCTTCTTTTCCCGTTAGTCGTGTTGGCGGCTCAACGTCCTCGCCATCCCATAACGCTGTTTGCTGCACGAGTTGCTTCAAATCCTCCAAGTCGTGATCAGCGTCAATCCACTCATAAGCATCATCACCAATGGCGTCCATGCCCAAATCGACAATGCGGATCTGCGCTGCCGTTCCTTGCAACGCTTTTGCGACACGGTTCGCGTAACGCCATCCAGGCAAATCATAATCCGGCAGAATCACCACGTTTCTGTCTTGAAAGTAAGGCGTGATCGCTTCCGGCCAGTCGCTTGCCCCTTGATGCGCTGACACGGCAACCACGCCAAGAAACGCTGTCAGATACTCGGCTGCCTTTTCACCTTCCGTAATAAAGACAACCTTTGATGGGTGCGCGGCCATCATCGGCAAGTTATAGGGTACTGGCTCCCAACCCGCAATCGTAGGTATCCGTTGCCCGTCAACGATTCTGTATTGGCGATAAGTTTTCTTTCCGCCTGGTAGCTCATAGCGCACTTTCTGCGCCGTTATCTCGCCATCGAGCGTGATGTAGTCCCAGGCATAAACCTCGTTCAACCTGATCGGTTTGACGTTCTCCAGTGGCTCGGCACTGATCCTTCTTGGCGGCAACGAGTTCCACCCTAACTGCCCATCACCAAGCAATGGCTTAACGCTTTCAAACACGTCGGCTTGCTCGCATCCGCCAAAGCACTTGAGCAGAATCTTTCCACCCTCTCCGTCCGTAATCGCAAGCGATGGATTCGTGTCCCCGTTCCCGCTGCCATGCCCTGGTACCGGGCAACTGGCTAACCATCCCCGCTTATATCGCTTGGCGTTACCAAGCGCCACCGCTAATTGTTCAGCGTGCATTTGTTTCTATTCCTGTTGGCGTCAAAAAAACCCGCGTATAAACGCGGGTTCGTTTCAACGTGTTGCTCTAAAACTCTTCATCACGTTGCGCGGGCGCTGCTTGCTGCACCGCGGCCACGGGCGCCTCGGCTTCGCCGTCCATGCCAGCTGGCCTCGGTATCCACTTCACAAGCACAAACTTAGGCTTACGCGTTCCGCCTTTGCCAACCTTCAACAGATCCGCGCCCTGGTACTCGACAACAGGAACCTTATCTAGATTGGCGGCACGATCCTTTGAACACGCCATGTAAAGCGATTCAAACCCCATGTTGCTACCTGCCTGGTTTGAGTTCCATTCCACCAGGCCAAGTTCCTTGTTGTAAAACCGCGCAATGAACCCGCGCTTATGATCGGGACTTGGCTGCGCACTTTTCTTGCCTAGCTCATGATCCGGTTGCCAATCACGCACACCCGTTGCCAGCATCAGCCACCCGGTTTGCGTGGCGTCAATGTCAAACACGATTTGCTTGAGTTGGATTTCCTGGCCTTCCTTGTTCGTCCACGCATTGGCTTGTGGCGAGAAACGTATGTATGGCAATCCAGATCCACCACCTGTTAGTCCTAGCATATAAACACCTTTCAATTGAGAGTTAAGCGGTGATGTTTGGCGCGTCCTTGCGCCCAAGCGTTAATCCGCTTGATTCGGCTGTCACCAATTCAGCCAAACTCTGATACATGTCAGGAAACTGCTTTTCCATTTGCGCGGGTGTGATCGGTATCCGCTTCACGGTTCCCGGTATCTCCTCTACGCGTGACATGACTTCCTTTTCGTTAGACCATTTGCGTGTAGCGCGTTTCGCCACAAGCGTCCAGTCCTCCAATCCTTTTCCGCTTTCAAGAAACTTAAACGCTCGTTTCTGGATCGCTTCAATCGTTTGCTGCGCATCAACCGCCATATTAAGCAATGCGTTCATAGCATCGCTGTCCATTGCATCTACTTCGGCTTTGGCGATAACCGCCACGGCTTCGCGCTTCTTAGGACACGCTGACCGCGCCGGACACCAGCGGCAATGCTGACCTTCAACAATCTCTGGGCTCGGCTCCAACGTTCGCTTGATGGCGGGTAACAACACATCCTGACGCCACACGTTCAGCGCATGGCGCGTGATCTTAAACGTTTTGATGGGTTGCGGTTGCGTTGGCTGCACAATGACTAGACTGAAATCCTTAACGCTTTCCGGTAAATCCGGCTCCACGGCACACGCGTAAAGTTTCAGCTGCGCGCTGTCAGGCTCAACGTTTATCTGCCCTGTTTTTAGGTCAGCAACAACACATTCCGTATCACTCCATATCACGCAATCTGTCGTTCCAAACACATGCGCCGATAACGGATTGGCGAGCACAACGCGCTCTTCAATGAGTGCCGCGCCAAATGATTCATCCTTGTCAAATGACTCAACGAAATCAATGTAAATCTGCGCCCAACCCGCCATCTCTTCAGTTATGGTGATGCCTTCAAACGCTTCACCGATATACCGATTGGCCTTCTCGCCCATCATTAACGCCATGTCCGACAACGCATGAACGGCAGTACCAATCTTGGCGGCTTGCCCTGCTTCCGTTCTCGGTACCCCTCGCGCCAGTTGGATAGACGCTGGACATGCAATCCAACGTTCCGCGGATGAAGGACTCCATTCACTGTGATCTTTGCTCATACATCCCTCTCGTAGTACCAGGCCCATGCACCCTTATCAAGTCGGCGCTTAAACCGTAACGTTTTGCTCACCAACTTTTTCGCTTCCAATGCGCGCATCATCTTGAGCGCGTTCTGCGGTGTGCAGCCAAATTTATCCGCCAAGTCCTGCAGCGATTTGGGTTCCGTTAGCGCGTCGAAATACACCTGCTGCGTTTTTGTTAGCGGCGTGTACCGCTTCACGATAACGCTTCCAAACCTTGCAACCGACCGCGTAAACTCAGCCTTGCCAGATACCAACACACCCATGGATTTAGCAAGGCGCAATACCTCTTGCTGGTTCATGCGTTTTTGTCCTTTAAGACTTGTTCAATGGCCTTAGCAAAACCCAAGCGATCAAACCACTCTGCATTACCTTCGTCGATTTTCTGAGACAGATAACTCAGATCCTGTATCTCCTCATCCGTCAGCCCAACCCATTCATGTTCACGTTTTTCCTTTTCATCGACACGTTTTTTCGATGTGTCGCCGGTATCGACAAGTGCTTGGCGCAGTGCGGTAGCGGCTTTTTGTTGTAGCGTTAAGCCTGAACCAAACGCTGTGATCACTTTTTCCAGCGCCTCAAGCGCTATCTGCATAGCTTCTTTGCTCATGATTGCCACTTATAAGGTTCAAGAAATATCGCTGCACATATGGCGGCTATAGCAAACCATCCGCCTGCCGCCATTGCCATAGAAATACCAAGGCCAAGCAACGCAAACATGCGAAACCACATATCAAATTCGCTTAGTTTCATTTCAAATACCCCACGCCAAACCGTGCCAAAAAGTACGTAGCAACGCACCAAACAAGAAACCAATACACAAACTCCGGTGTCTTGTAACGGATGTAAGACCAAGGTGTGCGGCCAATGAGAAACAAATCCTGAACCCACA